CTCGACCGCCCTTCGGGGCGGTTTTATGATCGTCCTACCAAAACACGCTTAACCGTACAGCAATCAAGCCGGTTTGACTTGGTCGTGGGTAATTTGGAATGTAATCACGCCTTCAGCGGTCACAATGCCTGGTCCACGCTTTTCCAGACCAACGCCATACTCAATCGTGGTTTCGCTGCCAACCTCAATATACACATTCCGTGCTAAATCTAGGTCTTGATGCGCCCTTAATGCACCCAAAATTGAGTCAGGTTTTAATTGGTACGAATTCGTATCTTTTGCGCTGATAAATTCGACCACTTGCTCATGAGCATCTGAACGGTCGGTCGGAGTATTGATTTCACGAGTCATGTCAACTACCACCGAAATCGTCACGATCGCATTCACTCGAAGCTCGCCAGCCGCAATATCGCTTATATTTTCAGCATCATAAGCCACAAAGGCGTGGGGCAATAATCCTTTCGGAATTGCCAGCGAGTCGCCAATAGACCACCTCCCGCGTAGCTTTTTCGGACCGTATTGGTTCATTAGGTCGACAATTCGTCTAAGTATTGGATCTTCGTACATTTTAGCTATCTCCTACTCTTAAATGTTTTCTAATGGTTCGCACCGCTTCATTGATGTCAGTTCTACCACCATCGCCAGCAAGACCAATCAAATTACGAATTGGTAATTTCCGCGTCCCCAGCTGGTGATATTTAGCATACGACACCACATTCGTTACCTCGGCACTATTTGAGTCGGACTTTCCTCTGAAACTATGCGACATTTTGCCGGTCTTTTCGAGAATTGCCCACTTATAGACCCTTTTTCGTGGTGCCCATTTTTCACCGAAGCGCGTGCCATGGCTTCTAAAATTCATCTGGTGGCTTTTAAGTAGATCGCCGGCAATTTGGCGAAAAGCCGGTCCCAAATTCTGACCTTGTCGATTAATTCGGTCAAGGTTTTGAATTACTGCACCGGCTCCGTCTACCCTAATATCAAACACGGCGTGCTCCTAACATACATCAAAGCAAAGGTCGCTTTCGTCACGGCAATGGCAACTTGGTTTCACGAACATGTCACCGTCTGAGCCGGCGATAACAGCCCCAGAACCGCCAGCACACAATAAGGCACCTTGCCTTCTGCATAGGGTGAACACGGGTCAACCAATCGCATCTTCGAATTGATGGCACACTGCGCGTCTTGTCGCACGGTTTCGACATAATCAAGCGTAATTGGTGAGTAATAATAGCTCACTTCTATGGTCGCACCTTCTGCCGGTGCCGTTGCAAGCGTAATTGAGCCGTCAGTTGCATTAATCGCACTAACCTCAACCGCCGTACCATTGACCGTAACCGCAACATCGGCGACGGTTGCAACCGCATCGCCATTCGTAACATTCAAATAGTTCGCAAAAGTAGTTCTAATGACCTTATTATTCACCTCAGCCACGCGCTCATTCACGACCCGCAAGACAAAACCTGCTTCGCGCAAAATATTCAATGTAGTTTCATAAATAGGCGTGGTTTCTGCCATAATTAAGGCTCCCGAATTTTGGTTTTTATTTTCTCGGCATTTGCACAAGCATCTTCGAAATCTTTGCCAAGCACATTTCCATAGCCCTCAACATAAAAATTGGTGAGCTTTGCTTTCTTAGGTGCTGGCGTTGGTTCTGGATCCGCAGGCTCGTCAGTAGGCTCTTCGACCTCTGGCGTTTCCGGCTCGTCCTCGACCGGCGTTTCATCTTCCGCAGGTTCCTCGACGGGTTCCTCAGCGGGCGTTTCATCAACCACAGGCTCTTCGACCTCTGGCGTTTCTTCGATTTCTTCTTCTTTTTTCCTTGCCATATTAATCCTTTCTTTGTTATTAATTAAGGCTAATTCGAAGGGGCGATTATTCGCCCCCTCTTTTAGCCTTAAGATTAAGACCCAGTCGAGCCGACAATCAACTTATAGTTATGGTAGGCGGCGCAGAAGCGACCACGAGTACCCCAGCTGTAAATATCCTTGTCGAATGCACGATCAGAATTGGTTTCGTCGCGTGCCACGATTTTGTCAGGTGCAACCCTCATGACGAGCAATAATGGCATCACACCTTCAGCATTATCAACGACATACCATGAATTGTCGGTGATGAATGGGCTGATTACAAGGTCGAGAGCCTTGTAGTAGATATTGGTGGTACCACTGATGGTTTCGGTTTCGATTAATGATTTCGCAGCCGAAGTGTTGGATGGACCAACGACAAGCACCTTGCCTTGGAATGCCAAAGCACCGCCATTAGCGTCGGTTTGCGCAGCGATTTTGTCGAGCGCGGCTTGCAAGTTGGATGCATTCAAAGCACCAGATTGCAAGTTGCCGTGGGCAGCACTAAAGAATGCATTGCCATCGCTAAGCGTGGTAGTAAAGCCTTTCATCAAAGCTTTCGCAATCTCGGCAATTGGAGTGCGCTTAGAAGCCACACCAACGGAGTTTGCAAGGTCGGTGATATAACCATAATCATCGTCCTCGATGTCCTCACGCTTGACATCGATAGTGCGTTCCCATTTCACAGGGGTGGCAACGGTGATAGCTTCACCGACGATGCCAGGCTGACGCTCAGACTTAAATTCGCGCATTAAGCCGAAGCCGTCGAGAGAGCGGATTGCTACCATCGACTTGTTGGTCTTGCGTTCGTTGTAAACTTTACCGGCAAGATTGTCCTCTACGCCGTCACGAGCTTTCTCGTAAAGAGTTTCAATGCTACTGCCAATCGCGGCAAGAGTTGCATCGTTGATTACATTAACAGACATTTTCTCATTCCTTTCCTATTAAATTAAAGACCTAATACAACGCGAACAGTTTTCGCAGTCGTATCAGTTTTGACAATCTTACCGACAATAAGATTGTATGCGGTAGCTGCGGTCAAAGTAGTGCTTGCAAGCGAGCTTGCTTCGGTTGCAAGAGCAATCGTATGATCGTCCGCACCAACTTTGACATGCTTGCCAAGGTCGGTTGCAGCCACATCGGTGAAGTCGAACTCAAATTCACCCTTCACCCAGACGCGGATGTAATTGCGACCTTCTTTGGTTGCATCAATGGTACTTTCCATTGCCACGCCCAAGAACGGCTTGGCGTTGTCAGCTTTCACTGCATAACCGGAACCGTCTACGCAGACCATACCACCGGCATAAATAGTATTTTGATTGAATGGCACATCGATGAGTACGCCTTCCTGACGCTTATCATCGCGACTTGCTGATAAATTAGCCATCTTAATTCTCCTTTTTCTTATGATTAATTAAATCTTGCTCGGATACGCCCAATTTTTCAGCGACTTCTTTTTCCTCGCTGGTGAGTTCAGGCTCATCCTTACCTTCACCATCTTTGCCTTCTTCTTCATAAAGACTATGCGCAGGCGCACTCTCCATTAAGCTTTCTAGCAATTCTGGGACAGTTTTTGTTTTACCTTCCGCAAGGGCAACCTCGCCTTCGTGGAGGTAAAGGGCTATGTAATCTTCCTTTTGCGCCGGCACAGCCCGACCCGCTTCGCAAAGTTTGGCAAATTTCGTTTCCGCTTTTTCAAGAGCTAAAGCCCGCTTCTCTTCGGCGAGTTTTGCGCGCTCTTCCGAGAGTTTGGCTTCGGCTTCTGCAACCGCATCCGCTTTCTCGTCGGTTTTTTCGCCTTCCTCGGCGTTCTCATCTTCGGTCTTTTCCTCGGTTTCACCCTCGGCTTCGGTTTCTTCTTTCACATCGCCTTCGGCTACTTTTTCGCCAGCTTCAGGTTCGGTTTCTGGCTGGGCTTCAGGCTCCGGCTCGGTTTTGTCCTCGCCATCTTCCTTTTTACCTTCATCCTCCACCTTTTTCGCGCCTAAATCATAATGCAAGAAGCCGTATGCGACATCATCGGTGATTTCGATTTCTTCGCCAGCTTTTACAGTGATTTCAGTTGGTAAATCTTCACCCTCCTTAGGCGGGAGTGTTAGCTTTACCTCTTCGTCAGTATCATTTAAATACTTGATCATAGCTAATTCCTTTCTTGATACATAAAAAAACACAGCTTGCGCTGTGTTGTTATTTTTATTATATCACTTATGGCTTATATTTTGCAAATTTTTGCAATTATTCTTGCAATCCCGCGTCAACCAGCTTTTGAGCCAGCTCCGCGTCCTTGATTTTGATACCCTTTGGATTAGGCGTATTATACTCGATAAGGAAATCGACATAGCTTTTCTCGCCGAATTCCTTGATGTAGCTTTTCGCCCATTCAAAATCGGTTTCACCATCTACGCGAACGGTGCCATATTTGTTAGTTTCCACCACACAGCTGGTCACTTCGTCCTCGCCGTCGAATTTGGCAATCTCTTCCTTCATTTTAATACTCCTTTCTATTATATTTTAGCATGAATTGGTCAGCGGTTGATTGCACCGCCTTATCAGATGCCCAAATATTGATGTCGTCTGATTTAATTTTGCCCATTCTCGCAAGCTTTTTCGCCTGCTTGTCGAACATTCTTCTCTGATTATCCATAAAGATTTTGATTTCGTTTGGATCGCCCCAGCCATCGGTCGGTTTAATGGAATAGCGGTATTTTTCGCTGACAACCACGCCTTCGTCAATGCCAATGTCGGCAAAGGTGTGCAGATCCACGCTCGAAAACGATGAGCTACCTGGGTGATTATGGATAAGTAGACTGCCATCGTTGTCATGGTAGAATTTACCGAGTCCAGGTGCACTGACTTGGCTGACCTCGAAATCCGAATAGTCCACGATTTTATTGCCATTGCTATCAAACGCAGCCAAAGTTTCGAAATCTTGGTGGCGAATATTCTCCTCAACCTCATTCACCGTCTTGCCATTGTCCTGATTATTAAGAGTTTGCCGGCGAATAGCATTTTCTTTCGTTTCATCGTCTTTCACCAACCCTTCTTTTTTAAGGTCCGCCTTCTTAGTGGTGATAAGGTGCGATAAATCATCAATGTCGTCCGGTAAGCCATCAATCTCGGTTGGTTTGCCTTCACCGGTCATCCTAACCCAAATACAATTACAATTCAAGTGGACTTCGCCTGGCTGATAGTCAGATTTTTCCATTTGTTTGCGACTAAACACTCGTCCATCCAGCCCAGAACAGATTGCGCAGGTATTTTCTAGTAGGGCAGACCACATATAGACAGCATCCTCATCCTCATCAAAGACCTTAAACGCAGCACGCCGACCAGCATCGTTGCCATTGCCGAAAATAGCCGACTTCGTGCCGTCAATGGCTTGCTTGACCCAATCTAGCCCAGCCGTGACAAAAGCTTTCGGCGAAAACTCCGCAATTTCGGATGCCTCGCTGGTATTTGCGTCAGCAACCAGCTCCTTTATGCTTTCGGTCTGGTCTTTTACGATAAAATCCACGAAATCGTCAGTATTTTCAATTTCGTCATCCTTGGTCTTTGGTGCAGGCTTGTTTTCCTCGTCCGAAGCCGATAATTTGCCATAATTATAGGACTTGCCGTAGTATTCCTTCACGGCTTTCACATAATCTGCCGGCAATTCGATTTTCTGCTTCGGATTTTCAGCCACAGACTCGATATAGTCCTCTAAAATAGGCGTGGCAACCTTTTCAAACCCATCCTCGATTTTGTCGCGTTGCTTCTCAAGCGAGTTCCAATTTACTTTCTCTTCCCACACTGACATCTCGCGGCGAAATTTGCTGGCATTGCTGCCATTACCCTCCTTCTTCTCGTCCGCTTTTACTGTTTCGTTAGTTTCGGGCGTTTCTGGCTTCATTTCCGGCTCATTCGGCGTATTTTCAGGAATTTCACGCTCTACCGGCTCAATTTCAAAGCGTGACTTGATTTTTTCCTCGATACCAGCCACAATGTCGTCCGAAATCTTGTCTTTTTCAATGAGCTTCGTAAAGATACCTTTAAGGAATTGGATAGTATCGTCGGTTAGATCGTCAAAGTAGAACTCCGGATAGTGGCGATTGCCCACAGGGAAATTCAAATCAATCAAATCAGCAATCCAATACTGATTAATATGGTCGACAATCAAGTTCATCGTACCTTTGAGCGAAATCATAAATAGATCGCTTTGGTCAGCCGACAGGGCATAGCTTCCTACCGAACTCGAACCCTGCGAGCCAAGAAGCGAGAATGTCGCAAGAAAAGCCCGCGCCATTTCACTATTTTGGCGTTCAATTGACTCATTAATTCGTTGGTTGTCGCCACCTTGCAACTCGGTGACATCATACCCATAAGGTATCGAAGCCGCTGGCTTGAGATGCCCCAGCGCAGCCAATTTTCGCAGAATATTCTTTGTGTCACTACTACCACCACCGGTAATCGTATCATTTGATGTCCGTTTCAGCACTTTCGGTTTCACGGCAGAGTTCTGGATTGCAATGGAGTCCAAATATTCGAGCTTTCGCTTCTTGTCCCAGTTGCCATACAACGGCTTGAACGCGCTGCGCCCATAATATGGGCTGTCCGCCTTGCCATAGGTAAATAAGAAAGTCTTGTGCGCCGGAATATTCACATCCACTTGCGTCAGACCGAAATTCGCCTTCTGATTAACACCATCATAGCTGCCTTTGTCGTCTACGCGAATTTTAATCGTCGTAGCGTCCCTGAGTGCCAGCTTTTTCAGCACGATGCGACCATTCTCGTCGAGCTTGTAGACGCGCTCAAACACTTCGAACCCGTCCATAATTGCGTGCAACATCTGCTCCAAAATCAACGAAAACGGTATTTCCATACCGCCAAGATAGGGTTGCTCAAACAAGCATGCACGAATAAAATCCGCCTGCTCCTCGTTCTCGTCGTCCTCTGCAGCCTTCACGCCAAAGGTGGTCGACAAAATAGGTAAAGTCACCACATTAAGCAATGACTCCACCGTTGCATCGGTATCGCGCATTTTGCGATAGTCTTTAATTTTTAGCTTATCAGGTCGCTCAACTTCATTGTCGAACCCTGAAAATACAATATCACCGGACACGCCAGCTTCACCAGCCATTTCCGATGGAAGCTTGGTTGCTTCTTTGGTCTTAAATAAATTCAATAGTTTCATGGTGGCTTTCTCAAATTAAAAAAACACGGCTCTTGCGCCGTGTCTATTGATTTTATTATAACACTACTTCAGCCATTCGCCAAACAAATCCTTATATAATTGCCTGATATTTTGGCAAGTTCGGTAGGCATTCAGGTTTTCATTCGCACCTAGCCACGATTTCACTTCGTTTCGGGCATCCTCGATAGACATCGCACCTTCGTCCACTAATTTGCGAAACTTTTTCATTTTTCGGCGTTGTCTGGTGATATTATCACGAGCCGGACGCTTGATGATCTTGCCGGTTTCGGTCAAATTATACTTAATTTTTAGGAATGCGAAGCCGTGCCGCAGTTTGAATATTTGCGTCTTTTTCTCATTAATAAATAAGCCAATTTCGGCGGACTGCTCCCGCACGCCGTCCAGCACGCTGCGCAAGAATTCTTTGTCGTGATGGATGATGTAGATGTCGTCCATATAACGACCATAGAACTTGCAACCCCTGACCACTTTACAATAGGTGTCGATTTTCGTAGGGAAAAACACGCCCGCAGCCTGCGACACTTGCGAGCCAATACCCATAGATTTCGCCATATAACGCTTGCCGGTCTTGAGTTCGGCTGGTATTTTGGCGTATTCCATCGAATTAAACACTTGGTCGGTCAAATCCTTATCCGAATACGAAATGTCGATTTTGAATGACTGCACCATATTTTCGAGGACTGGCATAACACTGTCGTCGTCGAGCTTATTTTTGAACGCAGCCAAAAGCTTATCATGGCGAATATTGTCGAAAAACTTGCGAAAATCAATATGCAAAAAATAGCCATCGCTTCCGTATTTCCGATAATACTTATGCAAATGCGCTTCTAGCCTGCGTCGGCAGAACTCCACGCCCTTGTCCTTTTGCGATGCGCCATTATCATAGATTAAATACTTGCCTAGTTGTGGCATTAACACCTCGTCGCATAGTGCACGCTGCACGACCCTGTCCGCAATTCCTAACGCCTTAATATGCCTATTATGCCCACGCTCATTCAGCTCAAACTCCAAAAATTCGCCCTGACGATAGTGATTATTTTGCAAATCAAGCTGGGTCTGCCGAATATTTTTCAAAAGGTTGATTTCGTACTTCTGGACCGAGCTTTTCCAAATACTACCATTGGACGCTTTGCGAAAAGCGTCTAGTAAATTGTTTGGATCAGAAATCGCATCTAAATTACTCATTTTGCTTATATCTCGCTTACAGCGGTGACAGACTTATCTGACCGCGTCAAGATATTTATTTACCTTGCGGAGGGATATTTTCCCCTTTCCTGTAATTCCGTGTCGGCATTAAACCTACACTTAGCACGGATACACGAAATCGGGCGGACGGCATTACTGTTATGAGCCGCGTTGTTGTTGGCATTACCGTTGTTGTTGACATTGCAGAAGTTAGACCCGCTGCTAATAGACGACAGCCAAGCGTTGTTGCGCGAATTGGAAAACACCCCATCGATAATCATTTCTTCTTGAGCAATCGAGCTTTCAGCTTATTATCCGACTTTCGCCACCCCTTGAGCAAGGCAATTTGGCGTTGGATTATATCCACATACCTCATGTACTTGTCGACATCGACCGGCAATATCGATAGAGCGTACGCCATTTCTTGAAATAGGATTTCACAGTTGCCGATGGCGCGGTCTTGATAAAGCCTTCGCTCCTCCCATTCCGCCATACAAACAGGATAGATTGAATTGGCGGCGGTGATATTTGCCATGAGTTCGCGCAGATTTTTCAAAATGCTAGTTCTGAACTCATTAATCAGCCAATCTGGGTAGGTTTCGATGATTGACACGATTTTGTACTTCTCGCATAGTTTCATAAATGCTTCACCATCATCTTTGTCCATGGAGTAGCGTTTCGGGAATATTTGCGGGTCTTTCTTTCTCGCTTTCACCCCAAAATCGCGAAGTAGCAAATCGGTCATTTCTTTTCGAAGCTTAATTGCATTGTGAAAGAACTCAAGCTCGGACAAACTGCGTTTGTTCTTGATTACCGACATTTATTTTACCTCCTCATTTCTATTTTACCACAAAGACCGCCCGAAATAGGCGGTCCTTAGGACTTTGCGGTGCATCAATACACCGACCCTCATAAAGGGGGTCGGATTTAGGATAACAGGAAATACGGGCGGACGGCAAAACTGTTATGAGCCGCGACGTAGCTGGCACCACCGTTGTTGCTGACAAGGCAGAAGCTAGACCCGCCGCTAATAGACGACAGCCAAGCGCTGCTGCGCGAACCACCCTTGCCTCTATGCGCAACTTTCCGATTAGGTTGTGCGGCAAACAACGGCAGCTGAGAACTATTAAACCAGTCGCCGGTACTATTGGCAGCGCGCACTACTTGCCCATAAACCATACTTTCGTTCATCAGTTCGACGCGTGACCAATGCCATGCTCCAGCATTATTCGCCGTTGTCATATACTCACGATGCCTTAGCACATGCTGCTTGCCAACGGCGTTATAAATCGCCTCACGATATGCCTCAAGGTTTCCAATGGTGAATACGACTTTGAGCGTGTCGCCCGAAGCTGGAGTGCCGCTATAAGTAATACCGTAATTATTAAGATTAGCACCAACATCCGTGCCATTATATTCCCATTTGCCTGAGCTATTGCGCACAAATAATACACCATCGTCGCCAGTTGATGCTGCGCCAAGGTTTGACTCATGGAAAGTATCATAGTCGGCAACCAAAGAAGTAAGCCCAGAGCCGACCGTTTGTGCAACGGTGATGCGACCGTGCATTTCAGAGCCATAATAGCCATAGGTTCCAGTATCGGCATCGGTCGTGTCCATGGCAGCCAATTCTTTGAATGCGGTATCTGGCACCATACATAGATGATGAGCGGTGGTTTCAGTATCGCCACAGCCGAGCTGGGTATCAATGCCAGCGACCACAAAATCAAGCTCTTCTTCTGCGTTTGTGCCGACTTGAACCGTAGCCGTAATATAGTCGCCTACAAAGATATTCGAGAAATCACCGGTCGAAATTTGGTTCGAAATCTTGGCGACCACATCGGCGACCGTATCACCGGTTTCACCAAAGACTTCCATAAGGTCTTTGCCTCTAACCATGGTATTATGAGCACCGGCACCATTTCCGCCCATGCCATTTTTCGCAATATAATCGAGATACATCTCCACACGAGTCACAGGTTCCGGCAGAGTTGCATTTTCATCACCTGCAATCGCCGCGAGTTGATTTTCGACGGTCGTCACAGGGTTTGGTAGATCGTTCATACTAATCCTTTCTTAACAATTAAAAAACACAGCCTTGCGCTGTGTCCATAAGTCCATTATAGCACAATTAATCGTAACCCCAACTATCATCATCGTCGTCTTGTGGCGCGGAATAATCGCCAGCCACCGCAAAATCATCATTGCTAATCATACCGACTTCGTAGAACGCTAAAATCGTCGCATCGGCTTCATCCGGCGACCTGTACCCACGCTTTTTATAAGCGTCTTTGCTTTCCACGGCTCGTCGACCTTTTGCGTCCATACCCCACTCACGGCTCGACAATTCCGTCAATAAGTCCTTGTTTTCTTGTAGCTGAATTTGGTCGATATTGTGCGCCAGCTCAAACCACGCTTCGCTAATTAAATTCGGGTACTTGTCGGGATTTCGTGCCTTTGCGCCAAAATTAATTGCGAACACCTTATAGCCACGCTTCATCATTTCATCGGTCACGCCGCCACCAACACCAGTATCGTCAATTTTGATAATGACATCTTTGTCCTGACCAATAAAGTTCTCAAGATGGTCGCAGATTTCGGTAGTTCGCAGCTTCGTAAAAGTAGCACGATCCATTTCTTTGAAACCCTTGCGTTTTACAAAGACGGTTCGGTCACTGCCCATGCGAGCCACATCCACGCCAACCTCCACACCGCCTTCCGGCACCACTTCCCGCGTCATAGCTTCCATGACTTGCTTTGCGGTGATAATATTGCGGTCTGTCTGGTTTAGAGCTTGCCCCAAATAGTCGTGAGCATAAACTTCCGGCTCGTAAAGCTTCGTATACTCGATTTCGCGTTTAATTTCTGGTGACAGCCACCCATATTTCTCAGCAATTCGATAATCGGTCTTTAGGTGCCACACATCCTCTCTCGGTGGGTCCGTGATAAACTTCTTGATGACCGGATCCAAATCGGTGATACGGTTGAGCGTGAAAATAATTTTCGAGCCAGCCTTGCGGATTGTAGGTATCAAAATACGCAGCGATTTTTCGGAAATAAGCTGCGCTTCATCCACCCAGACATACTCGATACCTTCAAGACCCTTAATCGTCGCCTCGGTATTCTTTTCCAACCCCTTAAAAATAATTTTGGAATTCGTCACGGTATTCGTGATTTCTTTTTCTGTCCACCGGTAATCAGTAAAGCCATACTGCGTAGCCAAGTCGACCAGCAATTGATAGCTGGAGTCCGAAATGTTGGCTTGGAATTGACGCAGGCACGCAATACGCGCTTCCTTTGCACGTCCCCACAATAGCAGAATTCGCGCCACTGTATGAGATTTCAGGGAATAACGCCCGCCTTCAATGACGGCATACCGCCACCAATTCTCAGATAGCGGCTTAAACTCACTTGGTAGCTGAACTTTTACTCTTTCTGGCTGATTTGTCATCTTTGCCCTCCAGAAATTCGACCAACGCCACCGGTGCAATGGTTTGACCATTAGAAGTCAAGTCGACACGGCTTTTCTTGCCGAAAATGCGATCTAATACTTCGAGAATAGCCGACAGTCCTTCTTTTTTCACCGCCAAAATCACACGCTGGTAGATCCAGCCATATTCCGGCTGGTCCTCTTCCGCCTTTTTCAGCCGTTCCTGCGCATCTGCGTCAGACTTACAGCAAATCGCTTCCAGCATTACCTCATAAATCCGTGCCTCAACATCTGGCGAAACTTCTCGCCCTAATTCTTTCAAAACGGTTGCG